TCAGACCAAATTACTTGATCAGAAGACATTGGCATTTCTGCACTAATTTGTGAAAGGAATCCAGAAATTGTTCTGTTCCCGTATCTCTGTACTTCACTTTCATAAAGCTCAGGAAGATATTGTTTAGCCCATCCATCATTTTGGATGTCTAAGTAAGATCCTGCAGTTGTCATTTTTGACGCTGCTGGAGTTAAAATGCTGCCCGCTAATGGGCCAGCGAAACTTGCGTTTGTTGCCATTTTTTAAAATAGTTTTAATTAATAATTCTTAAGTTTAAATTTTAGCTTTGAATTATCGTCCCCAGAAATAGCTTTTACCTTAATACCTCCAGCCTCAACATATCCCTCAGAAGTTTTTCTAGGATCCATGTTGATGTTTTTAGCATCTGCAGTTAATTGTTTAATTGCGTCAGCTTTACCTTGTTCGTAAAAATGATTGGCTATTTTGTCGGGATTTGATGCGGCAAATAAAGCTTTATGGTAACCTCCAGCGTCCTGTAACATTTTATTGTCACCAACATATTTATTGAAAACATTCAATAAATCACCTTGAGTTTCTTTTACTTTATTAACATCTTTAACATTAAACCTGTATTTCTTGTCTCCTACGTCGAAATTAAAACCTTTAAAATCTTCACTAAAAACTTTACTAGTTTCTTGTTCAAAATGTTGTGTTTGCTGCTTTAATAAATCTTCAGCCGATTGTTGCTCTTTATTGTATCTGTCAAAAAATTCAATAGCTTTTTGCTGTTCAGGAGCTAACTTAGAGCCCAACTTGACCTCCTTGTAATATTTCTCCTTAGTTTCATTTAAAAACTTATTGGCATTTGCGACTTCCTCTTTAAGAGCAAGTTTTTTTCTTTTAATATCTCTTTCCTCATCAATTTCTTCGTCAAATGAAAATTTATCGTCTAATAAAAACGATATTTCATCATAACTTAAATGAGGTTTTGTTTGTTTGTAGTATTCTCTTAGTAAAGTATTTTCATCTACATTTGAGTAATCAGCATTTAATCTGCTAAAATCTTCAATACTACCACCAGTTTCTTCCATAAACTTAACTAGGTCTTGTATTCCTTCTGGTAAGTTTACTTCAGGCTCTTGTGTTTTTTCTTCCTGTAATACTTCTTTAGGTTCCGGTGCGGTGTCGGCAGCTTCAGTGCTTCCATCCAATCCTTCCTCGTTAGCGTTATCTTTTTCATCTTCAATAATTTCCTCTAATACAGGTTCTTCTTTTTGTTCTTCTTGAACTTCAGCCTCTGGTTGTTTTTCTTCAACAACTTCCGGTTCCGGTTCTTTTCCTAAGCTAACAGTATAATCACCATCTTCATTTGTTGGTGATTTCTGTACACTAGCTTCTTGTTCGGCTATAGATAATTCTTTATCATCTAAAACCTCAGCTTTAATGTTTTCTGACATAATAAAATATAATTGGTTAATTGTTTATCTAGGATCAAATTGCTCTAATCCAAATCCACCTAAGTTATCAAATCCAGCGGATTCAAAGTTTTTTGGTGGCTTACCAGACTTTCTCTGGTCTATAAGTTCACTTTGCTGTGAAGCTTGTATCTTTGTTCTTTTATCTTTACGATCTTCTTTATACTCCTCTTTTTTATTAATCACCTGATTGTCCTGCTGCTTAAGCTTCATGTTCAGGTCAAATTCAAATTGCATCAATTCTTTCTTTATAGCCGCCTCTCTTTCAAGCTTGGCTATGTCAAGTTGCGATTGTGCCTGTGCGATTTGTACTTTGCTTTCTGCAATACCTTGCTGTTTCTGTATTTCTGCAGCGGCTCCCGCTTGAGCTGACTGAGCGTTAGCTTGAGATTGTGCTTGGATGTTTTCTTGTTGGATCTGTCTATCTTTATCAAACTTTTGTTTTCTTCTTAGTTTTAATAACTGATTAGCTAACTTTAAATTTTTTATTTCTCTAACATCAATAGCATCTTCAAGCTCTATTTGCTTTTGATTCATTGCCATTTGTATGTTATTTTCTAACAACTGTTTTTCTTCTTCATCAGGAGATAGTTGTAAAAATATACCGAAATCATGTATATGTAATTCTTTTATTTCGTCTAAAGTATTAACATTAAATTTGCCTAACGATTGTATAAAAGAATTTTTAGTATTAGAATATTCAAGTACGTCAGATATTCTAAGTGAAATACACTCTGCGGTTTTTAGTGTCAAATATAATCCAGCTTGCAGTATATGTCTTGTTGCAGTGTTTGAGTTCGCAGCAGCTAATTTTTGTATACCAACTAAAGCATTCTTGTCTGGTGTACTACCATCTCTTGCTTCATTCAATCCTGTAACATCTCTCATCATTTGTAAATAATAGTTGTAAGATTGTATTAAGCTTTGTATTTTAGATCCTCCTGCTCCAGTCCGTAATTCTTGTATTGGTATTTTACCATTATTAAAATCACCGTCCTGAGTCATAGACCTGCCTATTACAGAACCAGTTTGGAAGTACATGTTCAATGCTTCCTGTGGATTGTAATTAGTTCCGTTGCCTAAATCAACTTCCGCTAAACCATCCGCATCTAAATAAACACCATCAGGAACCATTCTTGATAACACTTGTTGTAATTTTAAATGTGTTATTTGTATCATATCTGCAAAAGAAGTCATTCTGCTAACTAACGATTCTGTTTTACCCTTATACATTCTAGGCGCCACAATATTATAACTCATTTGTACTTTAGTAATGTCAGACTTGGGTCTTGTCATATTGACAGCTTTATTCCATTTTAACAATGTATCATGCCCCACAATCTTAGCACCCTCATATAAACACTCTATGGATCTATTTACTTTTTGAAATCTTGATCTTGAATCTGCTGGCGGATTAAACTTATCGTCTTTCTTTATAGCCTTATCTCCACCACTAATTGTTTCTTTTACTTTATATACTTGGTTCTCATATGTTTTGTATTCGAAATACAATATATATACATAATTTTTATCAGTAGCATTTGTTCTATTATATAATAAAGAACTATCGCCTTTTCCTTCAATCTCTTCTATGTCTTCGTTTGTTAGCTCTGGAAATTGTTTTTTTAATTCCACAATACTTACTCTTCTCACTTCACCTACATAATAAAGATCTTCAAAATATGGAGAATCTGTATAAGAATAAACAATATCAGATGGATCTACATAATCTAATTTAATACCTTCAGCTGTATTAAAACTATTTTTAACACAACCTATACCAAGCACGGCAATATCGTAATCTAATCTTTTCTTTAATAAATCGTATTTATTTAAATCAAATACATTTGTTATTGCTTCCTCTTGAGCAATCTCTACCGCTTGCTTGTAGTCTAGCTGCATGTGTAGTGATAACTCTTCCTCACTTTCTGGTATTTTAGATTTATCATTTTTAAACGTGTCTAAACCTGTAGATTGTTGTACTTGTGTTTTAAAATCTTTCAAACGCATGTCTTCAACTAATCCTTGAACATATTTTGTTCTAGCGGCAGTAGCAACATTATCTATTGAATATGCTTTTAAATCGTAAGCTCTTTCTGCAATACCGTTTACAACTATATCCACAAACTTTGGAATAATAGGTACTGGCTTCCAATCTAAATTCAAATAAGATAAATCACCGTTAATAGATAACTCATCTTTATATTTTTTAATGCTTTGCTCTCCTCTTGCGTATAACCTTAAATTATGAAAGTTATCTCTATTAGAAAAGAAGCGGGATCCTCCTGAATCTTTTTTGAACCATTCTGACTCTACAGCTTTAGCAATTTCAAGTCCGTACTTTGTACTTCTTTTTTCTGCATCGCTTACTGCTTGACTCGGAAAAATACCTCTTGGTGATACTCTTGCCATCTATTGTATTATTTTTGAAAAATTTCCATTATTGTTATATTTAGATAAACTAAAATTAACGTTACTTTTTAATTCTCTTGTTTGAGTAGGAGCGTATAAATGTTTATTACACGCCATAATTGCTAGCCCTGAGCTAATTGCCGCATCAAACTTTGTTCTTTTGTTTATATCAAACTTAGCCCAATCATTCAATGTTTCTGAAAAATATAAATCACCATAACTTCCATCTTCTTTCTCACCTACGTAACTGTTTATATAACTTTCAATTGCCGATGCATGAGCTTGTCTAATATCTTCGCTTGAATTTGGTATACCACCTATTTCTTTTTCAGTAACCGATAATTTATTCCATTTTTTATCAGGTCTATTCATAGAATATCCTCTGTATCCTCTTCTTTTTAAATAATATAGTAATCTAGGTTTGTTATTTTCTGCAAGTATTGGCATACTATAAAAATGTAATGCCATTAATATATCTTCAAAAAACATTTCCGCTGTTTGCGGCCTAGCTATATATTCAAGAAAAAACATATTAGCAGGAATTTCTTCCATACTAAATTTCGTGAGACCGTGTAATGCGCCTTTAGATCCTTGACCATCGGTAGTCCCGGATATATCGTAGCTATCGCAGCCAAATGCACCGCTATGTTCATTTCCAGGATATTTAACTCCATTTTTTAGTATTACTTTATTTTGTAAATGTACGGGCGGAACCCAGCTAACATTAAATCTTCCACTAAGGTTTGGTACAAACTCTACCTTTGTGTCTTTTACGCCGTTCTGCCATTGAAAGCTTCCTCGCGTTACCAAAGCGCTGTACTTCGCTTCTTCATTAAAATCAACTTGCTCATATATTTTAGCTAAGTTGAATATGCTATTTTTTGTTTCATCTCTAAAAGCGTGCTCCTCTGTTCGAGGAAACTGCCTATAAAATTCATTTAAACCGTCTTGATCTCCTTTTAAACCATCTACTTCATTCTCCCAATGTTCAATAACCCCGACGTCGATACTATCTCCATTGTTGTCTTTGACAGGCTTTTCCGGTGTGTTAAAGACAGGTATTCCATAAGAATCGATGAATCCTTCGAAATTCCATTCCATAGGTATGAACAAAGAATATAATCCCGAGCGAGTCTGTCCATTTTTATTCCGTTTCGTAACATCTGAATTATTATATAATTTTTTAAAATTCTCACCTCCTTTGTCAAGAGCATTGCTCGTTGACCCCATCATACACTTACCTATTATTCTCGAACCGAGCCTGAGGGTGGTTTTTGTGACGCGCCAGTTATTGAGGATGTTTTCCGGACGCTCCCATTTTCCAGCTTCATCATGGACGAGAAGTGTGAGCTTCTCTCCATCATAGGAATTATCTCCGGTATTTTTCCAATCGATGGTGGTGTCCAATCCGGCAATTTCTTGATGTCTATCCTTCGACTCGAATCTTTTACGTGTAAATTTCGAAGCGGGTACTCTGTACGCGAGTTCTGTCTTGGGGCGATCCATACCGTCCTGAATGGGTCTGAAAAAGAATGGATAATTGATCGATATTGGTACCACTTTATCTGTGAACATTTTCTTCGCATCGGCTCCAGATTTGGACAGTATTCCGTACCGTGCATCGGAAGATATGGTAGCCAAGTTAACTGTCTCCGAGGATGCCATAAACGAAAAACCTGAACGTCTATTCTTGAGATAGCACATTCCGTAACACCTTCTATCTGCTTTACACGCTTCCCAATAAATAAAGAATAATCTATTGGCTTCTCGAAAGTCTGGTCTCCCAACATCAATCTTGGTCCACTGCAAGTACATATAGTGAGTGCCAGTAATATAAGTGGGAACCCCTTTGCTTTTGAACCAATACCCTTCATCTCGTTTAGTAAATTCTTTATCAATATACGCATGCCATCTTTGTTTAAATTCGTCAGGATAATCCTTCCAATCAAATATACTCTTGATTGCTTTAAGCTCCTTAGGATACTCGTGTGGAGTCCACTTGTCATTGTGAGTATCAACTTCTTTAGATTTTGGCAACGCAATTTTTAAATTCTGTATGCTATACACTTCTCCTATCTGACCCGTCTTTGATATAACAATAACATCATGTTCTTCATTATATCCGTATTCCCATTTCTTCGATCTGTTTAATCTCTGTATGGTGGTAGCTTTAATAGGTTCTATAACCTTATATAAACTTTGTTTGTACATTACTTAGATCTTCTTTCTGCAAAACCTTTAAAAGTATTGTCTACTTCTTCTTTAGGTTTGTTTTCCAGCATTCCTTTCTCCTCTTCTATTCTATTTAATATCTCAAATGCATCGAATATTGCGAGCTTTTTAGTGGCTGCAGCGTTCTTGAGTCTATCGGCTGAGATGTCATCATCAGTTTCAACAATAGGCTCTTTAGCGACTTTAATAAGTTCTTTAACTGCTTCATGTCCAGCTAGGATTATATTCTGTTTCGTTTCCTTGACGTTCATATTTAATAGATATTGAATTAGTTAATACTCTGTACATTCTTTCGCCTTCTACAATAAATTCGTATTCGCTACTAGGTGTAAACCCAACTAAATCTTCTTTCTCTATTAAACCGCTAATGTCGTTATCAACGTGCTTTATAATACCCTTTAAGGCTTGTTCTTTCTCGTTATTTAATATATCAGTAGATTTGATTGGCTTAACAAAACAGAAGCCCTTAGGTGCGTTCCATTTGTTATCTCTTTTGTATAAGTATATTTGATCTGCTTTTACAAAATACAAGTCATCTTTATAATGACTGCGACTGTTTTTTTCAATACCATGTTGATTATACCACCTTCTAAATACATTATGGTTAACAACAACCTCGTCACCAATTTGTATTTCAGTGTCTTCGGATTTGGGTACGTTTAAAACAATTCCAGTACGACTAACATATCGATGATCAGAGATTTCAGTGTTAACTAAAAGCTCTTGACCATCTATATATTTTTTATTATCGTATCTTTCGTTTTTTGGTTTTATAATAAAATCAAATAAACTTTGCATTAATATTCTAAATTGTATTCCACAGCTATTGCCATGTTTTTATTAAAATCTTTCCACGGCAGTACTTCGTTCTTTTTTTTAATATAAATAGAAAACTTATCGTCACCTTCTACTATGTCGCATATTGTGTGGCCACCATATACTTCTTGGCCTACCGCATAATGCATAGCGTCGTTCTTATAGTCTCT